TAACGCTCTGTAGCGTCACGGTTGATCGTGTGGTATGCAGACACCCCAGTAGGTGCGCCTACCATAGTCCCCAAGTGCTCTGTAGGTGGACGCTTACGCAGCCCCTCGACCACAGTACCTAAGGCATTCTCTTGAGCCTCACACTGCTCTGGGAGCCTCATGGGCGCAGGCTGCTGGCTCACGCCTCCTACAAGGCTGGGGGTGCTATGTGTTACCAGAGGCATTAGAAGCTCACATCACGGATGGGGGAGGCCCTATGCACCACACGGGCCACGGCCCAGTTGCCCGTGAGCATATTGTGGTCACCAGTATCACCCTCAGCGTCCTTGAGGTCCGTGAGAGCTTGGATCTCATCCACGGCCGTGAAAGCGTGTTGATGGTTGTAGCCAATCACTCGATCCGCAAAGATCCTAGCGGCTCTGATCATCACATACCGACGAGCAGCCTCAGGGAGCTCTGTCCAGTCGAGGTTGTAGATGACATCTACAGTGACCTCAGAGGTGATGGTGTAGGTGTGGTCCTTACGGTCATAGAGGCGGGTGCCTCGTTGGACGAGATCAAGGGCCGTGTTGTAACCCGTAGTCCCGTCGATCCTGAGGACCGTCTGGGAGAGGTTGATCTGGTTGTTCGTATCAGGCTTGAGGGTCACCTTAGTCTCGTAGTTGAACGTCCAACCACGGGCAAGCACCTCGCGCCTCGTTTCCGTGAGCACGTTCTTGGCTATGGTAGCCTCGGCACCTAAGGGGGCCACAAGGCTGTTGATAGGAGAAGTCCCGACAGCACTGAGCATCGTGTTCACTGCTTCAAGTTCTGTGGTGAAGTTATCCATATCTCCTTAGCTCGTTAGAAGGGAAAGGCCCGATGGACTCTGATTTCCAGAGCCCACCGGGCCAAGGCATCACAGTGAGGACATAAGCCCTCAGAGTGATCTAGGCGCTCTTGATGGCGACCGCTGCCTCGGGACGGAGGTAAGAGTGGCCCATGGCGTATTTTGCCAGCAGGAGCCAGGCCAACCTTTCCGTCTGGAACTCACTGAGAACCTGAAGGTCGGCCATCTTGACCGTTCCTGCGCAACTGCGGTGGAAGCACAAGCCCGTCATGTTGGACCAGTCAGCGTTATAGCCTTCAGAAATACCGCCACCGTGCGGGTCGTTCTTCGCGCCAGTGTCCTCGGTGCCCGTGAGGTCACCAGAACCCATGTTGTTGGTCTCGACGATAGTGAAACCAGCCACCTTCAGAACCGAGCCGTCAGCGTAGATACCGTTGGTTCCACCGAAGTCTCGGTTGACCAAGCTGGTCTCTTGAGCCAGCAGGTAATAGCGCGTCGGATCGACTGCCATGTACCGATCTTCTGCGGGCACATCGTTGCCATCAAGCGTTTCTGCGGCCGTGAAGGCTGCTGCAACCAAGTTGGAACCTGAAGTGTCCGAACCAGTCTTGGTAACAGTAGCACCAGCGGCTGTTACGCCAGTGATGTTTGCAGAAGCCTGTGAGGCTGCATAGATCGAAGACAAGATGTGCTCGTCTGCGGCCTTCGATAAGGCACGGCCGATAGCACTGCTATATTCGCTCCTTGCGTCCCACGCCGCCTTCATACGGTCGAGGTCGTCAACGAGAACAGAGCTCACCAAGCAGTCATCAATAAAGATTTCCTTCTCGGTCGCCTTGATGCCTGATAGGTAGTCAGTTGCAGCCGGGTCAGGGCTTCCTTGAGAACCTGCAGCGGCTTGATCGGTAATTACCGATTCACCTGGCGTGTGCCATTGAGCCGATGCGCTACCGATCACAGGGAAAGCAGCAGACTTACCGGACGAGATCGTCCGATTCATCGTGATGGGAAGGAAACGGTTGGTTTCCTGAAACATTGCCAAGACCTCGCCTGAAAAGACTTTGAGGAAATTGGTGTTGCCGTCTCCGGCTCCCAGGTCCTGACCTGGGCGTGAGAGAGTAACCATTGTGGTTATTCCTTTTGCTAAAGATTAGAGAGAATGAAGGCTCAATGAAGAGCCACGTTACCCTCGGTAAGCTCTATCGCCTGGAGCAGCCGGTTGCCCACCGAAGTGGACCGGGACAGACATCGACGGCCGATGCCGAGTGTTCTATTTGTTCTTGCGCCTACGCCCCAGGTAGCCTAGCAGCCCTGCTACCAAAGCCGCTGTGCCCCCGACGAGCATCGGGTTGCCTGTGAGGCCTCCAACTATAGACCCCGCCGCTTGCGCGATTGGCTCCGCGCTATCCGCCAGCACATCAGCCATTGTAGTGGGCACGGTAGTACCTTCCGGCGTTTCCACCTCCAGGCTTTTCTCCAACAGCGCACATGAAGGCAGAGCAAGCACAAGTGCATAGTGCCAGCGCTTCATGCGGCGTCTCCGCTCATCTTGACCTTGGAGCGCATGACGATATAAGCCGTCACTACGGCCCCCAGGGCTAAGGCCCCTGCGGCACTTATACGCCAATCGCTGGAGTCAGTAATGACATCGCTCATCAGATAGGTGGTCACCATGGTGAACCAGCCTTCTGACGTAGAGAACAAGCTGCCGGATGAAAGTTGCATAGTTACATCACATCTGAGTTAGAGAGACGGGCCTCGACCTTCGCACGGAAAGCGGGGTCGGTTTTGTACTGGGGGTCCTTCATGTCCACCATCACTTCAGCGAGGCTCTGGTAGGGAGCAGTGCCTCCAGGGCCTGCTGGTTCAGACTGAAGGAGTGCAGGCTGGGAGGGGGCGGGAGCTCCTTGCGCGAAGCGCGCCATGAGCCCTTTGACGGCTACGGTGGCTGCGGTGATGTCACCGCTCTCCACTTGAGCGTTGTAGGCTTGGATCTCCTCAGGCCCCATGTTCTGGGCTGCCCAGGCCATAGCCCCCTGGTAGGCTTCTAGGCCTCCAGCGCTCTCGTAGATCTGGTTGAGTTCAGCCGACTGAACGGCCTGCTGACCCTGCATGAATGCAGTGACAAGCTCACGCGAGAGCCCCATACCCTCAAGGGCCACAAAGCTATCCTCAGCAAGCTCACCCGTGCTGTAGTATTCCTCAGCGTAGGGGGTCAAAGCCTCGGTGCTTACACCAACAGTCTCAGCGACCTCGGCCAACTCATCTCCTGTGGCCTCAGCAGGCTCAGTGCCCATACGCCCCTCAAGGCTCTTGTAGGCTTCAGCCATAGCCTCAGCGCTATCGAACTTCTCAGGTAGCCACTCAGGCCTGTCGGTGGCCTCAGCGACTGCGGGGGCCTCGGTGACTTCAGCCTCCCCCTGGTCTGTAGGGATGGAAACCATGCCCTCGGACTCTGAAGTGGATTGCACCTCAACTGCGCCGGGAGCTTCAGGCCCCGTGGGGCCGTTAGATGTTAGGCTGACTGAATGGGTTGTACCCATGGATTACCTCCTACTGCTGTTGTTGTTGTGATGCCTGGTCTGCCGTGATCTTCATCGCGTCAGGACCGAATGTTTGGGCCATCTGGGCCATCTGCCTCTGCTGCATCTCAGCCTGGATCTGCTCCTCGGACTTGATGAGCCCATCGGTAACAAGGCCAAGAGCCGTAGCCCTACGGGCTAGGTAGTCCCCCAGGTTGAGGAACTGATTGAGAGCCTCGGGGCCGATCTGCTGGGTGGCCCCTTGGATGAATTGGTCCAGACGCATGAGGTCGGCTCCACGGCCGAGAGCCTCTAGGCCCGTCACGATGCTGGGATGTACCACGCCCTTAGGCAGCTTCGGGAGCCTACGCTCTCGGGTCATACGGCTGATGATCAGAGACACCAGCGGCAACTGGAAGCTGGCGCTGAGGGAGGCATAGGAGCCTGAGAGGACGCTTTCGAGCTCTTCAGCCAGGATGCGCCATTCGGTGGCAGTGACCCTATCGCCCTTACGTTGAATCTGGGAGTTCATCAGGAACGCTAGGCCTAAGCGATCACGGATCTGGCCGGCGGTCTCAAAGGTGATCCTCATGTCTGCAGCCTTATTGCCCATGGTCACCATGGACACATCGGACTCACGGCCCTCTCTAATGGCCCCGTTGGGGGCATCAGCCAACGTCCGTGCTCTGGTGGGGGAGGCAGGATCAACGAGCCAGAGGCACTTGGCAGCCATGGCTGAGGCTTCCACTAGGGCCTGGCTCAAGCCCTCAAGGCTCTTGAGGTCACCTAGATACTGGACGGCATAGCCGTAGCCATAGGATTCTCCAGTGACCTCCTCCATGCGGAGGGGGAGCCATGGCAGATCAGCCACGGGATAGGTGCCTACGGTGCCCTCGACCTTCTGGCCAAAGGCCTCTTGCCACACCTCAAAGGTGCCCTCATCCATCCGATGGATGCAGGTATAGACATCTACAGTGTCCTCAAGCCGAGTGGCATCCTGACTAGCCATGGCCCGTAGCTCCTCAGGGAGCGCAGCAGGCGCAATAGACTCCTTGAGGATGATGACTTGGACGTTACCGCTGGGGTCTCTTTTGACCACATAGCGGTCGATCTTGTAGGTTCTCATGCCCCCCTCAGGAGGCAGGTAGACCAGAGCGTTGCCCGTCACGATAAGCTGTTTGATGGCCTCATGGATCTGGGGCCTGTAGCCCTGGGCTTCTACCTCGCCCATCACAGCCATCTCGATCTTGTTGAGGGTTGTCTCAACCTCTGTACGGATTGCCGGATCTCCAGTTACAGCGTCGAGCTTGTAGGGATCTACGGTCAGTCGGAACCAAGGGGTGTTCGGTGGATACAGCGCCATGAGCAACTTGGAGCTCAGGGAGGCCACGGCTCTAGCACCTACGCTCTGGTAGGGCGTAGCCAACTTCATGGCCTGATTATGGCCCTCATCAGGCAACAGATGGGGGATTGTCAGCTTGGCGCAATCACGGCCTCTGCGTAGGTATCCGTCACGCTGAGTACAAAGCTCCTCATATAGCGAAGAAGCAGAGGAGGCCGTCAGGTACATCTAATTCCCCATGTTCAAGGGGATTCTGAGGCGGCTGAGGAGGGAGGCTCCAGAGCCACCAAACGTCTCCAGCCGCTTCTGCGCAGCATCGGACGGGCGCACTGACATTGCTGTAGGTTGCGGTGTAGGTGCTGGTGCTGCGGTAGGCCCCGGTACTTTAGGCATCTTCGGGGATGACATACACATAGATCGGACCACCTCCAGTTGTAAGTGAGGCCTCAGATGCCGTGCGGTGCACCTGAGGCCTCGGGCGAGGACGTAAGGGGACGGCGTCAGCCCCCCTGGCTGGCGCGCACCTGACGCTCGTACTCAGCTTCAAGCAAGTCAACGACTGAACGCTGACCGGCTCGATGGAAAATTTCACGCTCACTCATATCGAGCGTGGGGTGCTTCTCGGGGAAAAGCTCCGTTAGCTTATTTAGAAGACTTTTGGGAACTGCGGGGAAACGCGATTCCGCTTGGGTAGCGTTCAGGTCTTTAGATGTCACTCTCATGTCGTCGTCACGCAGTACCATCTCCAGGCTCCTTTGCCTTGATGTAGGCAGCAAGCAAGACGCAGTAGTTGATAATGTCAAGCAGTGCGTCTTGCGTTGATTCGTTCGCAACCTTGAGCTTCCCGTCTTTAGCAAAGGTCACCAAGCGGTTCACCTTGTCCAAGATACGCACAACGAATCCCGTCTCCGTTGTTGCCAGGCCCATAAGCTCAACGCTCTGGAAGTTCCTGAAGGGCGATTGGCCTGAAGCTCCAGCGTAATCGTGGTTCTTCACACGGCATATCTCGTAGGCCGCATGGCAGAAAGCCTTGTGGAACTGGAGCACCTGCTCCACCTCAGTTACCTGTGGCGCTTCGGGTTCCAAAGAGTCACCTCCTGTGTGTGCTGATTGAATAAGGGGGGCGTAAGGATCTTGGCCATACGGGCCTGGAGGAGCGCATCGTCTTCAGTGAGGCCTCTGGCTACATAAGCCTCTACGACTTCAGCCCATGTGGCCTCTTGCAAGATGGCCTCAGCCTTCTTGGGGCCAACGCCAGGGAGGCCTGTATAGCCATCCCCCGTGTCCCCGGTGAGCGTCTGGTACAGGTGTGTTCGGCGAGCCTCCTTGTAAGTGATCCTCTGCACACCGAGCTCAGGCTTCCGTGGTTGGTACAGAGCACAGGGCACCGTGCGTAGATCATGGTCATCAGACACCACGATCTTTGGTCCCTTCAGCTTGTGAGACTTCGCCAGGATACCAAGGACATCATCGGCCTCAAGCAACGGCCACTCCCTGGAGGTCCAGCGGGTCTTGGCCCAAGCCCTCAGAGGATGGAAGACCACAGGCTTGCGCTTGCCTTTACGGTTCGCCTTGTACTCAGGATTGATCTCATGCCTGAAGGTACGGCGCGCACTAAAGGCGAGGTAGGCTGAAGACCCTGCCAACGTGCGGAGCAGGTAGCCCATCTCCTTCTCGACTTCAGCCTTGGCTTCCCCAAGGTCAGCGTGGAGTGTCCATATCTCCCGCTCATCGTCCCAACAAATCTCATGCTCGCAGCGGATCGCAGCCTTGTAGACAAGGATGTCTGCGTCGATCAGTAGCTTGTTACGTACTAGTCTCTTCCGGCCCATAGGTTCCTCGCTTGTATTCAATGGTCTTGAGGCTCTTGAGTTGAGCCACCAGCCCCTCACGCTGGTGGCCTGGTTCGGTCTGTCTTATCTGAAGTAGCACCTGCGCCTGCGGAGCCTTCTCCCGCAAGAGATGTATGACACACTCAATGAGAGCAATCGCATTAGCGCCGTAAATGCGCCACTGATAGAAGTCGCGCTTGTTGGTCTTATACCTCGGTCTATGTTTGACCGTCCCACCATACGCCCCTGCAAACTCATAAAGCGTGTAAGGGAAAATGCTGGCGACATCGACAACAGGGGTACTGTTGAACATGAAGCAGCCTTCACCATCGAGGTAGCCAGCGGTGTAGGCGATAAACTCATCAGTGAGTTTCGGTCCAGTTGCAGCCAATATGGGAATCTCCGTCTAGCCGCACGTTCAGGGAATAGTGACGACCAGCCTCACGGATGGCCCATGTCGCCGAAGCCTTTACCTCTTCAGCGTGTTGCTCAATGACCTCGATTTGCCACTCATCATGGACATGAGCAACGATGTGGTAATCAAGGTGGAGGCGTATGTTCTTCTCGCCTAGAGCCTCAACGTGCTTGACGGTAGCCATCTTCACACAGGTCACCGCAGCGTTCTGAATCCAGAGGTTCAGCGCCGAATGGGGAGAGCGGGGATGGAGCTTGCGGCCGTCGAGGCCAACGAGAGTCTTGTTCTCTTTAGCCTGCTTCTTG